ATTATCTGAGTTAGGGCTTAGATATGACCAACAGGTGGACGTACATCCATATACAGTTGATTTCTTTGTGCCTGAGTTGGGTTTAGTGATTGAAGCAGATGGTGTGTATGGACATTTACGAAAACGGGATGTTAAACGTGATGCAGATTTGATGCGAATCTTTGGTATAGAAAACATATTACATATTAAAGATAGCACCAAAGAAGGAGTTGAAAATACATTATGTCAGGCATTAAAAAACTTTCCTCCTTAAGAAAAGGAGATACGGCCCCGCAGAAGATATTTTCTGAAGAAGTGTGGTTAGTTAAATCTTTGGAAGAATCTTTAGGTGGGCCACAAAGAAAAAATAGGGCTGGTGTTTTTTATCCGTCTATGTTAGGCAGTTATTGTATGAGACTGTTGTATTTAGCTTATAATGGCTTGTTACCAGCACAAGTCATTGATGATAATGTACAACGAATTTTTGACAATGGTTCCTCTTTAGAAGAGAGAATGGCCTCATACTTTACAAAAATGGATATACTATTGGATAGAGAAATTGAAGCTAAGTCTGATAATCCTCCTATTTCTGGAAGAGCAGACTTCTTGTTAAAACATGCAGATTATGATAAGATTGGGGTGGAGTTAAAGTCTATTAATGATAAAGGTTTTGAAGCATTAAAAAATAGACCTAAGAGGGAGCATACAGTACAGTTGCAAATATACTTGCATATTTTAAAGCTGCCTTATGGTGTAGTTTTATATGAAAATAAGAATAACCAAAAACTTAAAGCTTTTGGAATGCTTCCAGACCCAGAAATATGGGCACAAATTTTGAAAAAGTGTGAGGATGTAATGCTCATGATGGCACCACCATCCCGTTGTTCTGGCCCCCAATGGTGTAATTGTAGAAGTTATGGAGGGTGATATGCAAAAGCGTACTGTAGAAACAGCTTTAGGCAAGGCCGATGCTTTTTTAGCGGATTTGATTGTTCCTACGTTTAAGATGAATTTAGACCAGGAACCATCCTTAGATTTCTCTAATCTAATGGATGCGGATAGAAAAGCTTTAGAAGAATTCTTATCTGTGTACGGTGGGTATAAAGCTTACTTAGAATGTCAAGTAGCTGATGTGGAAGCTAAAAAAACGGCTCTTGAATCATACTTTGATGAGGGCTATTCAAAAGCTATTTATAGAGTGAATGATGAACGAGAAGGGGAAGGCCGTAAGAAACTAACTAAAGAGGAGGTTAGGGGAGCAGTATTAGATAGGTATGAAGAATTGTGGGAGTTGAGACAAACCTTAATTGAGTACGAAACGATTCATACTAAGGTTAAAGGATTGTTGATAGCTTATACATCAGCCTTTAATGCTGTGTCTAGGGTGGTAGCTTTAAGAACATCCCCTATTAATGCTTATGGATAAACAATATTTTCTTGGATTAGACTGCTCTACTAAGGCTGTTCATGGAATTGTCTTAGATGAAGTAGGAATATTACAACAGAGATTTAAGTGGAGTAGTAAAGATTCTGATTTTAATACCAGATTCGTGGTGAATTCCCAAAGTTTTTTGAAAGATTTGAGTAAAATTAAACTAACATATCCGAAACTTAATGTGGCTGTAGAAGCCCCCATTTTTATACAAAATCCTAGAACTACTATTCAGCTTTCAGCTGTTATATATACGATATTTTTTGTGTGTTGTATGAAGGGGTTGGCTCCTATATTTATTGAGAATACTAAGTGGAAGAAATATGTTTTAGAAAAGGGCAATGTGTCAAAAAAACAAATTGCTGATTTTGCTCAGATTTTTTGGAAAGCGGATTTTGAGGAACAGGATTGGGCTGATGCTGCTTGTATAGCTTTGTGGTGTCGCTTTAATTTTCTAGGGGAGGATATATGAGTTTAACATTTCATATGAAAGGAAAGACAGAAGTTAGTGTGGAGTACAAAGACAAACTTCCTAAAGGAATGACTGCGGAAGAATTTAAAGAGAAATATGGTGTGGTAGTGTGGTGTGACTATTTTGGATGTAAACATAATGTCCAGGTAGAGGATACACAACGTACTACTGGAACACTTTTAAATAAACGGGGGTATCAACCTTTAGGAAAAGATGCGGGAGTATGGCGAGGATTATGTACTAGGGGAGAGATAGGATTGAAATATGTTGGTGGTAAACCAGAATGTTTTACTACTGCGGTAAGGAAGACAGGACATATGGATTTTGCTGCGTTGTTACAATCTGATGGTACACCTTATGGTGGGAGTATTGAATCCCAAGGTATGCCAGACTATAGTTTCGATATACCTTCTCAATGGGATAAAGAAGATAAAGCACCACGTAAAGGTATTGTAAAACCTAATTTGCAAGACTATCAAGTATAGGAGAGTATATGCCAAAAACATTTCCAATAGCAGTTAGAAATAAAGCCCTGGAATTATATTTACAGGGCTACTCATCTAAAGATATTGCTGAATCATTACGCACTGAGTTTTTTAATAATGTTACTCAATCAACTGTATATGCTTGGATTAAAGACGGTGGCTGGGAACTCAAGAAAAACGAAAATTATACCAATGGGTTAATTAAAATTCAAGAAACTGAAGGACAGAAACTTAATCGTATTCAACAAGAACATTGGGATAATTATGGGGATTTGCGTCAGAAAGCTATTCATGAATTAGAGCATTTGCAGTTTGATAAGGCAGCAGATGCAGCTAAAGCTCTAGACTTAGGAATTAGGGGAGAACGGCAAGTGATGGAAGGTTTGGTAAATCTTCAATTTGTTCAGAACGTGTTAGAGGTATTGGTTGATGAGATAACAGACGAAGAAGTATTACGTCGAATAGCTCTTAAGTTAAAGAATTTAATTCGTGTAGAGGAGAAACAAACAATATGACAATAGAACCAAAAGTAACAACTTTTTCAGATGCTTTTGATAGACTTTCTTCAGGACTATTAACTTCTCAATCTGTACAAGTGGGGTCTTTCAAAGAGTTTTTGCTTAATATCTGGGCACTTAGTTTTGAACATCCAGAGTATTTTAATGCTTGGCATGTAGGACAAGTGGCTGATGATGTTGAATATTGTTTAGAAGAAGGATTGAATTATTGTGCTGTCCTTCCTCGTTTTCATTTCAAGAGTACTGTTTTAGGCCACGCATTTAGTGTTTGGTCATTGTTGAAAGCTCCTAGAGATTCTGCTGTATTATATTTATCGTATAGTGATTCTATGGCGAAGTATCATATTTCTGAAATTAATAAAGCCATTGCTAGAAACCCCATTCTAACTGAATGGATGGATAACCGTTCCCCTAAGGCTGATTTTTCGGCTAGATACTACGTAAATAAAAAGCCTATGGACATAAGGCATGGCGGTCTTTTTTCATTTAAGAGAGGTATGCATGTTAATGGTGCTTTGATTGCAGATGACGTTTTGCGTGACCCAGAAAACCCTTTGAACATTGGACAGATTACTAAAGTAGAAGACCACTTCTTAACTGAAAGTATGTTCATTCCTTTGAAGGGGACACCCATTATTGTATTGGGTACACCAATGATGCCTGGAGATTTGTTGGATAAGTTAAAGGAGGATGAGAGGTTTTTCACTAGGGTACTACCAGCCCTAGACCCAGTTCCTGGGCGTAGAGTACTCATGCCAGAGTTATATAGTGAGGATTGGTTATTACAGCAGCAAAGAGCTAGACCTAAATCTTTCGCATCAGAATTTATGCTCCAACCACATTTTACTACTGAGTCTTATTTTGAAGATGTAGATATTGCTAAGTGTGAAGACGAAGGACTTAAGAATCATTCAGCATATAGAAAATATCATAAATCAGATAATGCTAGACTCTATGCTGGTTTTGATGTAGGAAAGAAACGACATCCCTCACACTTAGTTATCTTTAAAAAAGAGGGTGAGTATGTTACACAAATTCATCAGTCTTGGTTAGATGGGTGGAATTACACGGCTCAAATAGAATATCTTAATGAAGTGGTAAATAATTTTGATATTGACAAAGGATATATAGATAATACTAGGGGGGAGTTAGAAGATAGGGGATTAGATAGTACTTGGTGGCCTATGACATTTACTCAGAAAAGTAAAAATACTATGGCGCAAGTGTTTGAGGAAAGGGTTCATTCGGGCCGTTTGAAATTATTTAGGGATGCAAGACAAACGAACCAAATTCTTTCTGTTAATAATGAGTTGAAAGCTCCTGACACACCTCAAGGACATGGGGATGCTTTCTTTTCTATTTCCATGGCGTTGATGGCTTTACATGAAAGCGAAATTCATGGAGTAACTGACGTAGGGAACTTGTTTGAGTTAATAGAACCTGATACAATGTCTAGAACAGGGGCAGAAGCTTTAGCTGATGTGAATTCGATGGGAGCAGATACTCAAGAAATGTGGTTCCCAGGAGAAGTTAAATTTGAGTTTAATAGCGCTGTAAATCCCGGTTTAACTATGGCTGATTGTCCAAACGCTGATTGTCAAGAGTCAGCCTGTACGCCTGAGTTTTGGGTGCCAGAAAATCATCTTTGCAT